AGCATCTGAATTACCAAACCAAGCAATCTGATTTTCTAAAGCTAAGTGTGACCGTTTAGCAGAGGATACTTTACGAGTATTAAGAGATTTACCTGCATATGCAGCGGCTCTTAATTCTTGTAAATTCCACCCATAACTAGAACCTTTGGATTTTACTGGTACAGTAAATTCTTTACCACCGATATCAGCGCGTGGTAAATCATCGGCATAGTTAGCTATTAATTTTGCCATACCGACCTGAGAATATTGCTCGTAAGTAATACTTTCAGCTCCTGCATTGGCACTAAAGTCTGTAGGTATTAAAGATCTAGCTTTTAAGTCTGGATATTTAATATCATAACTTTTTGCCTTAACATGTTTTAATTCTCTCTCAAAAAATATTGATTCATTTGCATCTAAATTTCTAAATTTCATTTTTCCCCCTATTAAGCAAAATCAATTTCTACTAAAGCAATCTCGCCTGAGCCACTTGCTCCCTTGACATACCTTGCATTAGCTAATTGTGCGGCTTCAGATCCTGGATCGCTTGCCCTAAAAGAACCTAATCCTAAAGAACCAGTTCCTGTAGCATAACGAACATAAACATCACTTGCAGTTGTCACAGCCTCTTCAACTACAACGGCAATAACAGCTCTACGAGCGATTGAAACCATATCTTTATCTTTATATGTTGGAATACCACTGTCGCTTGATTCAATTGCATGTGTTTTTAATGCAACGCCTAGTCTATTTGTTACGGTTGTAACATCGATTGCCGCTGCTGGTAATTTACATTGACTTTCTGCATCGGTTCCACGACATACATATTTACCAAATGGTACTGCACCTTCGCCAATTGCTGAAATAACTAGATCGTCTCTAGCATCACCTTTCATGCCTGGCAAATATGCACTTTGTTCTGCATAAGTTGTTTGACTCATATATTTCTCCTTATTTGTTTAATTAATTTTTAACTTTCATAGTTTCTGTAGGTCTCATCCAAGCCTCTGAATCTTTTTTTTGAGATTCAAGTCTTTTCTTTTCTAGTTCTGAATTATCATCTTGCTTAGCTTTTTCAGATTTTTCTTTTCTATCATTTACAACTTTATCTCCAAGCTCTTTAGTCTTTTCTGAAGAGACATCAATTATATCAACTATATGATCATATCTAGCATTTACATATGTTTCAGATTTTTTATCTAAATTGACGTTAGGAGTTTCAGCTTTAATGATAGCTTTTTTAATTTCTAAGTTATCCATATCATCTAGTTTTTCAATTAATTCTTTATTTAATGTTTTCTCTGCTATCTTTTCAATTGATCTTCTAGTCTTTAATTCATTTTTAAAAGTTTCAGAATCAAGTTTATTAGCCTTATCTTTTGCTTTGCTTAATTCAGTTTCTAAATGATCGATCTTAGCTTGTAGCTCATCAACCTTTTTATTATCTGAATCAGATTTTTTATTTTTATATGTATCTAGTTCTTTACTCATATCGGCCTGTTTTTTTTGCATTCCTACAATAAGTTTACCTAACTCATCGTTAACATCGAATTCACGATCTCCAAACTTAACTTTCATTTGTTTATCCTCCAATTGGTTTACATTATCTGTTATGGCTTCGTCTGTATCTAAACGTAACCTTACTTTATCCCCCCCTCTAGCTTTATCGACTAGAGCAAGATGATTTATTTTTATATTCCTTTGAATAGCGTCATAATTTTGACCTTGAAATGTTCCTTTAGTTTCTTCTAACTCAAGATTATACCCTAATGATACCTCAACCTTACCCTTTTCTATATCCTCTATAGTTTTTCCATCGGTAATAGTAACGTCAATTTTTTGATATTCTAAGCTATCATATTTTATGCGTTCAATTGTTTCTCCGCAAAATCCTACCATTAATTCCTTAGCGTTTTTTATAGTAACAAAATCCTTTGGATGATTATTAGTAAATGGCGCACCTTTTAATGTGGCTAATGTCTTATCACTAAATACCTCTTCTGGAGGTCTTAACTCATAAAAAGCATTACCTTGGGAATCACGATAACGTTGAATACCAGTTCTACCAGCATAACAAGGAAAACGTATAAAACCTGTTTCAGGCATACGCTCGATTTTATCAATTCTTATTGTGTCAAATCTTTTTACTGACTTCATACTAATAGTTTATACTTTATTTTTAAAAATTAAATATCAAAAACAGGATCGGCGTAACACCGACACATAATATCTTCCCCTGGATGACCTGTATCTTTAGGTGGTTTATCCCAACTAAATTTTTTTCCATTTTTTGCTGCATGTGAAGGTCTTACTCTATCATCTCCTACAGTAACCCAAATATATTGATTAAGGCCTGCATTAGTTTGTCGTTCTTGAGTAAGCTTTCCGTTAAGCTTATTCATTTGATCTCTAGCAATTACTTTAGATCTATTTTTATTATACCGCAATCTTGATACTTTGCCATTAGGACCTTTACTATATCCTGTTAATTGTTTAGCTATTTCTTCATGCCTAAGGCCATTTTCGAATCCTGATAGCACTATGCGATCAACATCCTCAATAAATTTTTCTGTTGCAGCGTTTTTTATTAATCTTACAGTTTGTAATCTATAATTACTAATTACTTCCTGGAGAAATGGCTCCTCTTGAAATAGACTTATACCTAGTACCTTTTTGAAAGCTTTAGCTATCTTATCTCTGTTATGATCGCTTAATTCATAACCTATGGCCTCTATTTGTTTTTCTATATCTTTACTTGATATATGTCCGTTAATATTTACTGTTATTGCACCTGTTAATTGAGCCAATTTTTCAGCTACAGTTATATCGTTATGCGTTATACTGTCTCTATTTTTGCTAGGCATACTAAGTTGATATTCTTTATTTAAGGATTCTAATTGAGGTATTAATATTTCTCTTATTTGCTTGCCTGCATATAGAATGACACCATTAAGTAATGATTGTAATTTGTTTTCAAGTCGTACTGGTACACCTAGGTTAGTATTAGCTTGGCTTTTTTTTGGTTTACGCTTACTTAGTTTACTAATTTTTATTAATTGTTCGGTTAAGTTTGCCATTATTTATTCTTAAAATATTCTATTTCTCTTAATCGTTTTTCTGCACTAGTCTTATTTTTGAAAGGTCCTGCTAATTTTTTGCCCTCTTCTGAATATACAAAAAAAGAACCAGCTACTTTTTTAATATAGTCATTTCTATTTGAATCACTTTTGTTATTTGGATTAGCTATCGGTTCATTTTTTGGATCTTGATTAGGTTCCATTTCAGGATTTTCTAAGCTTTCTACGCTTGTTTCCATAGAATACTCATCCCCCCCGAAACGATTATTTCTTATTTCTTCAGAATCCAAAACACCTATCTGCCAATAAATATTATCAGCTTCCGCTTGTGTCTTATGAAAATTAGCAATCTCTTGCTCATTTGGTTGAGTGAGAGGGATAAAATCCCAAGTTAAGTCTTCTAATATTTTGCCATTTGTAGGTCCTATCCGAGCCGATTGTATTAACTCTAATATTTGCTCAATTGGTTTTGTTAAATACTCCTCTTGTAAACCATGAATCCATTTAGCCAAATTATTATCTTCAGATTTACCACCGCCTCCAAGTGTACCAGTTGCTCCCTCACCCATTACAATTGTATGCGGCATTTCAGTTGCTGCCGTAAGCCGTTTTGTTATTTGATCTAGCACATCCTTAACACCAGCAAGAGGAGTACTACGTTGCTCAAAGTCTTCATTATCTGCATCCAAGGCAATCGCACTTAAAACAGATTTAGAATATTGCATTAATTGTATACGTTGATTTAATGCGTTATTGTTATCGGATGCTACTAAGTGAGCTAAGTCTTTTAACTTTAGTATTCCAACTCTGAAGTCATTGATAACATTTGCGGCAGAACTATATGCTAAATTAAAATCAGATAAAATCTGGAGCATTGCACTTAAAACAGAATCTCCCCAATAATCATTTACTTGATTAAGATTCAAGCCTAGTGGTTGGCCTTCAAATTTAATCAGTCTTGTATGATGTACATAACCTAGATAAGTACCTCCAAGTCTTGAAGTAATATTGTAATATTTAGGTTTTCCCCAGTTAGGGTCTGCTAGGTCATTACTTATTTCAGCTGATGCAGATATTTCATGACGTGATATAACATTTAGTGCATTTATTTTGCGTATTGCTTTTAAGTCTAGTGGTTCAGTTAGTTCCTTAGAATCATCTGCGGCTATAAAAATGGCTGCGCCTCCATACAAGCGCGACCATGACCATGCTTCACGTATTTTTTTTTGTACATCTAACCTTATTAATTCGTTATTAATTTTTTTTGCAATCTGCGGATCCGCATCGTTAAGCATTCTTAGATTAATCCATTTACGGGTTGCTTCACGGGGGGGATAGTAGACAACGCGTCTAGCTATATCATCAGTTGCAGCTAATTTTTCAACTTCTAATTCAGATAGCGGTTTCCACTCGTATTTCATACCTGTACGTGGGTCTTTACGTTCAACACCTAAGCCAGTTAGTGCATTATACCAGCCATCATTACGCGCTACTTTAGTTAGGTTTAATAAGTTTTCTAATCTATCGTTATATCTTTTATTATGTTCAATTTTATCTTTTTTATCGGTCATATTTATACCTTATTTTTTTATTAGCTTTAGTAAATAAGAATTACTAGCTTTCTCAAAATAATTAATTGCCTGCGACGCCGCGTCAACTTGATCATCATTTTTATGACTTCCCGCTGCATTAAAAGAAGCCGTTTCATCTAAAAAATCATCAAGCCAATAAGCATATTTTGGTAAATATACATGACCTGATTGTATCACGCCTTCACAAGCTGCGGCTCTAACAAATTTACCACCTTCAGGTTCTATTAATAGAATACCACTAATTGTACTTTTAAGGGAATTTTCCATTGCAGGACCATTTGCTTTATTCTCAATTAGTATTCTATTACATTTAGGCCACTTTGCTTTTAATTTAATAATTTCTTTTTTAGACTCCTCAAAACTCCAACGATCACGTACTTGATCTAATAGATAGTAGTCATTATTTATTTTTCCCCACACTTGACCTACTACAAAAGAGCCAGCATTTTTCTTATCACCTAAACGCAAATCCCAGCTTTGAATTATCTCATTAAATTTTTCAGGCAAATAATCATAATACCTCCACCATTGACGTTTCCAAACATCGCCTTCAGCGGATGACGGTCTTTGTTGAAACAATGCATTAAAAAAGCGTGAGCCTA